GTGCCCGAGATTAAAGAGCGCCCACGTCGTCGATTGCGTCGAGTGGCGGCTTGCCGACGTTGGCTATCTGTTGACTGTTCCGGCTCCGGTGCAGGGGGTGGCGGCAACGGCGCGGGTTCGGGTGTGGGTGGTGGAGATGGTCGTGAAACGATGCCGCCCATTATCGTGTGTTCCCGCTGTTCGACCGGCTGAAGTCCGGCCCGAGTGTTTCTTGAGTTGGTACGCCTAGCAATGCGTTGTCGCCATCGTCGGACAACAGTAGCCGCCGACCGGATTGGCGGCGGGCGCGTTTGCGTGCGGCGATCTCTTGCTGGCTCTGGCGCTCTTTTGTCTCAAGCCGCGCGTCTTGCTCTTGCTGGCGGCGGAGTAGTTCCGGGTCTGGGCCCGGTGGTGGTGGTGGTGCTTTCGGCTTGCTAAATAATCCGCCCATCTTCGACCCGCGAGAACATGAAAAAATCGTGCTGGTCTGGCCCGTAGGATTTGAGGCGACCCTCACGCTCAAACTTTAGCGCTTCCATGAATCGCAGCCCCGGATCGTTTTGAGAATGAACAGTACACTGTAGGCGAACGATGCTTAATTCTTCCACAAAGATGTCTAGCAGACGTAAGGTCGCCGTATAAAATGGACGCACAACAGACGTAATTGCGGTGTCTGTAAGCATGATTAATTCCGCCGTGCCTTTCCACAGCGGTACGCAGCCGACAATCACAATCGGTTTGCCCTTATGGCACCCGGCTAGCACTGGTCCGAGATCGGCATAGGCGTCGATCACTTTGCTAAAATTGGGTATGTGTTTAAAAAACACGCCATCGGCGGGGCGAAGCGTCATCATCGACAGCAACGCCGGATGATACGGAACGATCTGGCAGTCAAAGCGCTCCAGCCCGCACGCCTTGGTCAGCGCGCCGTAGTCCTCAAGCAGAGAAAACATCAAAATCCAGCGGTGCTGTCGGCGTGTGCATCCACGTCGTCGGTCGCCGGGTCATCCGTTTATGCTCTCCGCCGCCGAGTGTCAGATATCCGAAAGCGTCACCGATGTGCGAGTGTTCGTTTTTATTCGGGACATCGCGAAACCGCTCTTGCCCGGCGCCCATCGCGACCCTCGAAAAATGATAGCCGCCAGCCAGTGCCTTGCGCGTGCGGGTGCATTTCTTGTCGATCAATAACCCCGGTCGCTTGTCGATGTAGCGGATCATCGGCGATGCCATTGCTTCGCGGCGGGTCTTCCAGTCGTTCGTCGCTGCCGGGCGGGCTGTCAGTCCCAAGGTCTTGAGATGGTCGAACGCGGTCACCTCGAATATCTGGTCACGCTGCATGCCAGCGGGATCGCCCCAGATCAGCACCTCCGCTTTTGGGTATAGCGTCTCAAGTTCTGCCTTCAAGGTATTCCCGAAACGCTCCAACCCCATGTCGAAGGTGACAAGCTCATGGATTATGCGCCACTGCCCGCTAATGCTGCGTTGCCCAAAACACGCCGCTGGGGTCAGTCCAAAGTCTAACCCAATCTGTATGGGCAGAGCTGGGTCGTACTCCAGCCCGTCCATACTCATGGACTCGTCATCGTATTCCGGCGTGATCGGTTTGCCTTCTTGGACAAATGTATATTCACCTTTCGCATAGCATCTGATCCAATCGAGATGCTTACCGCCGACGAGCTGATCATAATAGCCGTGGGGCAAATTGCTGACGTTCTCCGCGCCGGGGTTTTGCTGCCACCATTTGCCCGCGCTTTGCACGAACCCGTTAAACTCGGGGTTATCCGGCAAGTCCTCGGATGGTGTTTCAATTACGCCACCGGGTTGCTGGTAAAAACTCCACGCATATTCTCCTATAGGTGCCTCACCGCCTTCAGCCAAACGCCACCACCAGTGATCATCCGGCATCGGATTGGAATCCATCCAAATTCCGCGAAAGGGAGTCGCACCCCCGTCCGCTTGCACCGGGTAACGACCGACGCGATGCGTTAACCCGTCAACAATAGCTTTCGGCAGCTCCCGCGCTTCGTTTATCCAAGCCCCGGTCAATTCGAGAGACAGCAATTTCCGCACGTCTTTTGGCTGATCGAGCGCTAAAAATATCACCTCGCAATCAATTCCGGCAGCACCCTCTCTGCTCGGCAATTTGATGTGATGTGTGATCGGTGGCGACCAGTGCGCGCGACCCCATATATGCTCCGGGAATATTTCCATCCATGTCTTGAGCGTCGTCGTCCGAAGCATCGGGTAGCTGTTCCGCACAACAGCGAACCGCGATCTGCGGATGCCATCCCTCGGGCTCGGCTTTTGCTTTACAGCGCGCAACATTATTTCGGCAGCGCATGCGTATGACTTGCCAGAGCCGACCGGTCCCATGATGCCGCGCACGAAACTATCATCACGCAGAAATTTCCACACGGTCGGGCTTTTCGAGAAGTCGAGATTTAAATTTGCGGTCGGTTCCATTCTGATCGCCCTATAAAGTGGGTATGGCACTGCGTCGGTCTATAAAATTTATACCACGCACAATTATCTTTGCCGGTATGCGGGGAGTCGGGAATCCATTTCAATCGCCCGACCGAAACGATCATCTGGCAATAGTCGAGGTATGGCTGCGCTTGCCGCGTATGCATCCAGTCAGCATCGAATAACAGATATGTGGGTGCAATCGCGGACAGTCTCTCGATGATCCGGTGTAGCGTTTGGCGTTCCCACGGCGGATTGGTGATGAACGCTTGACCGGCGCACGATAATTGCACGGTGGCGTCGCCGGTTTTAATCGTTGCGCGTTGCGGATCGATATCGGACGCGCTCATACAAATCTTACCGTGTCGCTTGAAGTGATCAATTAAATCACCGGCACCCGCGCATGGCTCTTCATATCGTGTTACATGCTCGATATGGCCCAGTAACGGCAAGATCGCTTTATATGGCGTCGGGTAATAATCTTTCGCGCGTCGCTCAAATGATGATCGCTTGCCCATCACAGTGCCTTAAATTTGTCGATTGAGATAAGCGCTACCGGCTCGATATCTTGGTCATCATTGCGGTCTCGGCGACCACCCATGCCGACGCGAAACTCCGACGCGGATGGTCCCGCGATCTGCGTCCAGCCAATCGCATCGGTCCACTCCACGACCAGCACGACCGGCGTATTCGTTGTATGGTAGAGCATTCGCGATGCCATCACCTTATGCAGCGACACCATGTATGCCGGGTATTTTGTGCGCGTGGTTAAGCGACATTTTAGCTCGGCAAATCCGACGACCTCACCATCGCGCAGAAAGGCATAATCGACCGCATAGCGGATGGGCAGCTTGCCAAGCGTGCAGCTCCATTTATCGACGAGCTTACCGGCTAAAGATTGCTCGGCAAGTAAGCTAGCTTTCGTCTGCGGGTGTCTTAGCATCAAGCTCTTCGTAGGTGGTTTCAACGACCTCTGGCCCGACCATTTTGATGCCGACGACAGACGGCGTATTGCTCTCCGGTGGCGGCGCTTCCAACAATCCGGCAGACTTGGCTAGCACGCGCAGCACGCTGATCTTGTCGTGCATCTCCAGCTCTAGCGTCGGTTCGCCTTTGTCGCTTTTGGATACGCGGATTTTCTTGATCGCACGGGCGACATGGTCGGGTATTTCGGCAGATGCCTTAACCCGGACATTGCCAGCTTCGTCCCATGTGATGACATCGGTCAGATTAGCGGATGCGATGTCGAGCAACGCTTGCGACACCGCATCCTTGTTCTGCATGATCACGTCATTTCGACCGCGTAGACGCCTCTCCAGAGACTTTACGCCGCCAAAACGACCGGTCGGGGAGCGACTACCCGCCACTGCGCGCGATCCTTCGCACTTGCGAGATATATTCTGGCGGTCGGCGGATGCCGCAGCGCTGCATTTTCGATGATATGCTCTGCGGTGAGCGATTAAATCGCCGCGAAATCTCGTCAATCGAGACGCCGTCTTCATACATTTTAGCAATAAACGCGACCTCGGTCGGCATATATCGCCCCTTCCGCTGGGCGGGCGCTTCCGCACCCACCCGTAGCCGCCTTAACCACGCCCACATTAGAACGGCATCTCGTCGTTGCTGCCGCGATTTGCACCATCCGGGCGCGGGCGCGGCTCCATCATAATCACCCGCGTCTCGTACTCGCCCTTATCGTTTTTGCTTGGCAAAGGCAGCGCCTCGAACGTGAGATTGAAGCCATTCC